ACCGCGCGCCGGAACCAACAGCGGCAAAGGTCGAGTAATCAGACCGGAGGAACTGGCGAAGCAGTCGTGCAGTGATACCGAGTGCTGCGGCAACTTCGGCTGTATCCATTGTGTGTCTCCCTCGGTGGTATCCGCCCGGAATGCGGAAAGATTCAGTTATTAGCTTCGAGCTGTGCAGATGCCGTTTCCGTCATCCACTCTTCATCGTCATTGTCATCATCAGGAAGGATCGAGCAAACGGCCTGCCAAAACGTATCATGGCGGCGCTGATGCTGGTCCCGGGGGATCGGCGACCATTCTTCAATCGGGCCAAGCCCCTCGGTGGAGAGACCCAGGCGGTCCAAAATGAGGGCCGCCCGGTCCATGTCCTCCATCACATCTTGTCCCAGCAGTCCGGCCCGATACCACGTGACCGAGAAACCTCATCAGTCAAGGTACGACCACACCGCCCGCACGCCCCGATGTGCCGCCCATAAGCGATCATGGATTCCTTGACCCCCATCGCCCGGATTGTGTTGAGCACCGCGTGCCGTGTGGTCCGGTTGCGGATCGGGTGTAGTTCATCCGAGGCCTGCACCTTGAGGAACCGAGCACCTGGGTACCGGGAGTTAGGCCCGCCCGTGGTCAACCGGTAAAACTTCCAGTCGCCAGGGCCGGAATCCTGCACGGCGTATCGGCCGTCAGGCACATCAGCGAATCCATCAGCGGGAGCAACCACCGGAGCAGTGGCAGCGGCAACCTTCAGCTCCGCGATCTTGGACTTCAGTCGGGTGATCCACCGGGAGACGTTTTCGTCACGAGCTGGATTCCACGCCTGGTTTTCGGTCATCTTGATGTTGTACGCCCGAGCCGAAATGCCGAGGTCACGATCGAGGTCCATCAGTTCCTCGGTCAGCGAGTTGATGAAATTCATCTGTCGCTCGGTCGGCATCCCCTTGAAGGGCCGGGTGTCGATCCTGCCCGTTCCGTCCGTGCGGACCCCGGAGTTCCGGTCAGCCCGAACGATGGACACCTGGAGATCGTCGGCACCTTCGACGGTCCGGATCATGTCGCGAGGAACACGCGGCCGGTACGTCGCAGCCGGAGCGTCGGAGAAGTCGCCGGTCACACCAGCCAGGGTCTCGGGGGTGGTAGCGCGGATGCGGTCCAAGATGCCGGTCATCGTGGCCCTCCTTCGTCGTTGTGGTCGGTTGCAAGGGCAACCGTACACGACTCTGGGGTGAGACGCAACACCCCGAGTGGCCCAGACTTCGGATAGACAGGGCAGCAGGCGACAGGGACGGTACCGAGGTTCCGGAGCGTGTGATCCTGGCACTCTAGGGTGTTGCGCCTCACGTTCTCCCCGTGACAACCACTTGGCTTGGCCTTCGCCTAGGAACAGCACAACGGTCCAGTCAACAGAGGCCTTGTGACTTCTCAAGCCACATCAGCATGTCTATCCCAGATCTGCAGTTCTGGTCGGTTACCGGCCGATCCCTATGGGTCGCAGTTGTCACAGGTGTTTAAACCCAGTACAGCCACCGTCAAGTGCAGCGATAGCCGTACCGGGGGATTACAAGGATCGGCAGTCCCAATCCACCCGGACAAGTCTACGTGGTGGTTTGAAAAGGCCGTGGATGGTGCCCATCCTGCCGATCCTTTTGTGCGGTGGGGTGGACTCGAACCACCAACGTCCCGGCTGCAAACGGACCCGTTCCGCAGAAAGTGCACTTCCCGCGTTGTCGTCCTCACCGGTTGCTCTTCCATTGAGCTACCACCGCATGTGCTGGGATTTCCCGCCCAGCCGGGGTGAATTACTTGGCCGCAGCGCGCCGAGTAGCCTTGACGGGAGTGGCCTTGGCCGGGGCAGCGGGCTTGGAAGCCGCACGACGAGTGCGGGGCTTCGGCTCCTCCTCGACTTCCTCCATGTCGTCTTCGTCGTCCTCGGGCTCCACAGCCTCGGCCTTCGCCTTGGCCGCAGCCGCCTTCTTGGCCGCAGCAGCGTCCTTGACCTTCTGGAGGCCCTCCTGCTTCAGGGCCTTCGCCTCGCCGGACTTGACCATGGCGAGCACGGCCTGAACGGTCGCGTCTTCCGGACCGCTGAACGAGTACCGGTCACGGGTCTCACCGACGACGCGAGCCAGCTTGCCGGACGAAGCCAGCTTCCGCAGAAGCATCCGGATGCCGCGAGCGTCGTACGACTCGGCAGTCTTCTCGGTAATGTACGCGGCCAGCTCGGCGCTGCCGAACTTCGGGGCGGAATCGGCCTTCGCAGCCGTCGCCTTGGCGGTAGAACGCTTCGCCTTCGGCTTGATCTCCGGCTCCTCGACTTCCTCCTCGAGCTCCTCGAGGTCGTCGTCGCCCTCGATCTCCTCGAATTCGTCCTCGGTGTCCTCGATCTCGGCCTCGATCGGGGGCTTGGTAGCGGCACGACGGGTTCGGGTGGCGGCAGCCATGGGTGTCCTCCTGGGACATTGTTTTCTGGTTGTGGTGACGGGGAGCAACATTACATGCCTTCGGGCTAGCCGTCAAAGCCCGTTCAAACGATCGGAGCCCGATTACGATGGACGCTACCACCCAGGGACACCAAACCATGGGTTCTAGTTCTTTAGGAGCAATCTCATGCCGTATATAGCCATCGTGCACATCCCGGACCACACCACCGCGCAACGAATCATTGCAAGACTCGAGCACGGAGATTCCGGCCGAATCGTGGGGCTATTCGACTATCCCACAAAATCACAACTTACGTGTACCGGTTCATGTGCTCGTAAGGGAATGAGTGCTTGGGGTCGTGATCGGATGGGCTTCATGAAGTGCGTTGTCTGTGGGAAGCGGAATCGCAGCATGAGGCAATGGCTGATCGGTTCCCTATTCGATTTCCTCGGAGCTAATTTGTACGAAGGTGCCCCCACAGCCTTCCGTACCCCGGAAGGTTATGGAACCCCTCCCGCGAACAATGACTGACCCTCCAACATAGCGGGCTGTGTAACAAGCTACGCTTGTTATATCACACCGCCACTAGGTTGGGGGTAGTCACCGTCAATTGCGCCTATGCCAAATCCCCGGCACCGTGAGGTTAACCGGGGATTCGGACATTTTGTTTTATAGGCACACAACTATCATCGCCCTATGTTGCTCGTCAGGCGAGATCCCGATTCGTGCCACGCACCTCACCATTGGCCGGTACGGTCGTACCGTTGATCACCGTGGTAACCGGCTGCGGGGTGAACGCCACGCCCAGCGCGGAAAGGGCGAGGACGATCATGTTCACCCACTCCTGCATGGAGACACCGCCGACGATGAAGGTGTGGAGAGCACCAGCCACGACGATCGCCGCAGCCACGTAGGTCTTCATCTTGGTGTACTGCGGGAGGTTCGCAGTCGCCCAGACGTTGAACGCCATGAGCACACCGAGACCGACCAGCACCCACTCCTGCGAGTCGATGTGGCTGTCAGTCATGGCCTCCTGTACGGTCGTGAAGATCGCCATCGCGATTGTGCCGAGAATCGGCCAGAGCAGCTTCTTCATTGCGATATTTCCCTTCGTCGTGTGGTACCCGCTTCAAGCGAGTTCCCTTCAAACGCGGTGCGAAGAATTGTGCCCAGACAAAAGTAACGAGACTGGACCACACCGCGAGTCCGAACACCCAGAAGACGATCAGGCGACAAACGTAGTAGCTGTGCCCCCACTCCGGGTGAAATTGCCGAAGGGTCGTCAGAGACAACACCATCGACGTAGCTAAGAGGGTACCGGCCAGGACGCGTCCAAGCCAATCGGTCCACCATCTGACAACCAGTAGGAATGAGATCGTGAAGAAAACGATCCCTGCTGCTCCCACCTGGTAGCCCATACTGCCAGAACTAAGAAGGTGCATTACGGGCTATTCCTTTACCGATTTGCCGTAGCATTTGACGGAAGTTATTGTCACTTTGCGACTTCCGCCACTTCTCAGCAATCGTAACCCCTCGAGCGCGTAACTCGGTTGCCCTCTCCAGTGCTTGTTCTGCTCGTTCTTTGGACTCGTCTGGGGTGGTCACTGCCCGATGACCCTTCGTTGGGACTCGGTCTGCCAGGCCGTGACGATGCGTAGCATCGCTTCACTCTGGTCTTGGAGTGGCTCGAGTCCTTGGGAGAGCATGTTAGCGACCCCCTCCCATTGTCGGCTTACATCTCGCCATTCCCGTTCCCTAGCGATCGCATCGTCGACCCTTCCTTTGTACAGCTCGACAGTCCGGGTGAGGTGTAGTTCGTATCGTGTCTTGAGGTCTTCCACTTCACGATCATGCTGTTTGGTGAGATTTGTTACTTCACGCTCATGTTGTTCATTCAACTTATCGACTTGGCTCTTAGTCCACAGTCGGGAAGTGGCAAGGCCCATCAAGATGAATGAGACCAGCCCTCCGACACTGAGGAGATTAAATCCCCAGGTCGGAAGGCCGCCAATCTCGGGAGGCACAGCCGCCAAGAAGTAATGCAGAGCGAGCATGTCTCCCCGTTTCGAGTTGTTACGCTGAGAAGACGTTACGGAGAGCGGTCTCCATAGCGTCGTTAACCTGGGTCTGCGTCACCTCGATCTCCGGGGCGATCTTGGCCAGCTCCAACGCAATGGTCTGCGCCAGGGCCGGGGTGATCGCCTGAAGCGAGTTGGCCACCGAGGCCATAGCCGCCGTCTGAGAAGCGTCGTCCTTCGCCTCGGTGGCGATGAACGCAGACAGCTTGGCGTCCAGCGCGGTCAGGCGTGCGCCAACCTTCGCATCGGCAGCCGTGGCCGCAGCCGCAGCGATGATGTTGACGTTGGTATCCGACAGCACCTCGGCAGTGTTGCGGAACTTGGTGACGATCGAGTTCAGAGCGTCAGCATCGAGAGCGGGCATTGTATCCTCCAATACTCCCCAGGGACGAGTGTCATTCTCGGCCTGAGTCTCGTACCTCGCGCTGAAGTGCGCGTGGTTGGTGTGGGGGTCATCCCCGGTGTAGGTCTCACCATTGAAGTTGTTGGATCGAGAATAGATCCTTTTCTTCCAAATGATGTAGTTCAAGCGGCACATGTCGTTGGGGTCTTCCCAACGACGCTTTTCCTCCGCGATGATTCGGTGAATCTGGAGGTCAAACCAGCTTCCCGAAATATCACCGGCCTTGCCATCCGGCCAAGGGCCAGACGAGTCGACGTCCAGTGCGTGGACTTCGTTCTTGAAGTCCGCGTCTTTGGACTTCAGAACCGACGAATCTTCGTCAGGCGAATGGTCCGATGAAGGAGAATGCGCAGCATCACCGATCGTCCCGTCAGCACCCTTGTCACGGTTCGGGCTTACTAGGTTGAACTCCGTTCGCAGAGTCAACAGGCAAGCCACGGTTTCCCAAGCGCTCATGTTAAATTCCCTCCCTCCGATATTCAAGACTTATCATCGCACCCGTACGTGTGGTCCGCCCACTGAGATGCCTACGTAAAGGGCCACCAGATCCATGGTAAGCGGATCACACCGCCGGTTGCATGGGTCGGGTGACCCCGGGACGCACCAATGTCTCTACGTGACCTGTACGCCCATACCCACGTAGTCGGCAGCGAACCCGGCAGGTTCAATGACGAGGTATCGGGGGCTTGCGGCAGAAGCCCAGATCGTTAGAGCTGATGCACCCGCCGCTGTTGAGAATGCAATCAGGTTGACATCACTCGTGACGTTGGTTCCTGTGGCGTTCAGGAGGTACAACGTACCGAAGGCATTCATCACGTTAGACGGAGTACTACCCGCCTGGAATCGGAAGTACTCACCCCAGTCCGCACCAGATGCCGGAGTGGCGTTGTATTTCCGCAGACGGAATCCGGCCTGAGTGGTACTCGCCGCAGCCAAGAACCCAGAACGATACGTAGCCTTGTATGCGTACCCTGCACGAAAGGTGAACCCAGTGAGGGTTAGTGCAGCGGTTTCGGTAGTAGTGGAGATAACCAGGTTGGCCGTGCTCATCACCTTACCGACACCGGTTGTGGCATCGTAGGCTGAGATCCGTCGATCGAGGTCCTGGAGTGCTGCCTTTACCCGAGCCCCGAATTGACTCGAGCTAATTGGCTGCCCTTGAACCGGATCCTGGATAGTGTCGTAGGCTCCCATTCATTCACTCCAGATCTCTTCATCCCAGCCAGGCTCCCCGTCCCATACGCCTACCGGCGGAACAGATACCAACTGGAGTGTTTGCGTGTACTGCGGTCCGTCCGCTTTATGACCCACTGCCAAGGTGCGCCATAGCCCGGATGCTTGTGTGTCCTGTGCATCAGCCACTGTTACTGCCTGGCCGGGAGTTCTACGAGGATCCCCCTGAACTTCCACTACTACCTGGGCTCGAGGACGGGCCAGTGCAGTAACCATATGCGACGCAAGTTGCTGTGCAGTATTCCTATCGTGAATCCATGTCATGTCTGCCGATAGAGCACGTTCACGGCGTGTACCAATAGAACCTGAATCCCGCTCCGTTACGTATCCATCAGATTCCCGAACGACATAACCAAGAATCTGCATGAACGGGAGTTGATTATCGCCCTGGTAGTTATTCGCCAGCCATGCAGACTTACCCGTCTTGTTCGAGAATACGAGGGTAATGGTCGTCTGCGTATAGCTAAGAATTGAAGCAGATACCTGGCTGGTCGTTTGATAGGTTCCACTACCATCAGCCAACGTATTGACCGCCATGAAGTGCACGTTATTCGGACGAGTACCAGCCGTTACCTGTGCACCCGTCAGGTTTGTCAACGTCCACCAGGGATTGTGCGGGGCAGATGAGCCGTGAATCTCAGCAACCGGAAGATCAAGCGTGAATATCAGAGTGCTTGATCCAGGGAGGATCTCCACTGCCGATTGCAATGCCAAGCATGTGCTATATCCCTGGTCAACCTTTGTCTCAATAAAGTTAAGAGTAACGACATTTCGACTATGGCTGGGATCGTAAGATACATTCAAATCCCCGGCATTAACCTCGGTATCCGCCACCGTCGTAGCCGCTAGCTGGGCAGCTTCACCGAAGTACGACAAGGGCAAGAACTCAATGTCGTCGCCTTCGTCAGCCCGGTACATAGCCATGCAGTTACGGGCCAGTTCTGCCAGGGTATCCCACCCATTGACTGGTGTGAAACCGGCTACCGCCTCGATAGGACTGAGGATGGGACGACCGGTAGCCGATGCAGATGGATAGGGGAATATGGGCCACACGCTGCCAAAGTTGTCGTTATACGGCTCGTATCCCGACTCAATGATCACGTCAGAAATAGGCAGGTGTGTACGCACGGTGTTCGAGATTTTCCCGCCAGCCGCGTAAAGCTCGGTATCCGTGTTGTAGTTCCAGTTAGTGTAGTCGATGAATCCGTTTGTCTCCCAGTAGCCGCCCGCTCCGAGAGTAGACCCATCTCGAAGAGCAACTACGTTTCCATCCCAATAACTCCATGCGACAGAATAGAAGTGCCAGGCACCATCGCTAGGAGGCTGGAAAGGCGCACCATAGTCCAACGTCGCATAGCCGGTAGTGCCATTGCCCATCTGAACCTTGAAGACACGGTTGTTATCGATGTAGATCCAGACACTACCCAGCACATATCCCGTAGAAGTGGTAGCCTCACACTTGTACTGGAAAAGGTAGTTGTTACCGGCCGGAACGTTAGTCCCTGAGGGGACCGAGGTGTCGCCCCGAATCCAGAACGAGATCCGTCCTGATGCCCCGGCCCAGGAGAATTGATCCTGGTGTTGTTGAGCGGCCGTGAACCGTTCCGCTAGGTTCGGAGGAACCGTCTCATTCTTATTCGCGTATAGGTCAATCGGATCCAGCACGAGCTCTTGTGTGTAGTTCTGAGTGCTACACGCGAACATCGCCAGATGGAACGGTCCGGTAATGGTCTGCGGGTATCGCAAGCCGTATGTAACGGCTGCGGAGGTATCCCAGAACATACCGTAGTTGTAGCCATTGAAGGCATCCAACCCAGCATGCACTGATCCATACATCGGTGCCCAATAGCGTGCCCAGGGACCGGGAGCCGGACCAAAGAACTGGTTTCCTCGAGCCATTAGCCAAGTGACCAGGAAGTCAATGGTGCATCCCTCACGCCGAGCAAACACCATCGGTAGGTTGAGGGATCGGTTCAGGTTAACCCGAGTCTTACTTACGGCTGCTAGATCTACTGCTTGCCCGGCCTTGGTGGAGACGTCATTCATCAGACCGGAAAACAGCTGTGATCCCTGCACACCGATATCTGTCACGGTATTGAATTGCATACCCACATCAGCGGTATCACGGTCGAATCCGTAAATAGGACTCCCCGAATTGAAGGGAGACCAAAACTGACTGGGCGTCATCTGCGGACGCTGATAGGGCTCAATTGATAGCCCCACCCGAACAGACGTTCCCGTAGCCGCTGAAGACGTTGCAGAAAGTGTAGTGAAGGAAGTAGGCTCCGACACATATGCACTACTGGCCACCATGAGCGATGCGGTAGTGTACGCCGCTTCACCCATTTCTGCACCCGGACCGGTGTAGTTCCACGTCAGCGTTTGGGATCCCGCCCAGATGCTCAGGGCGTAGCCATTCCCTGTCGTAACCGTAGGCAACGCATGTGTGGTCGTGGATCCACCATCAGTTGAAGTGACGATAGACTTCACGTTCCAAGGAAGCCGGTTACCGGCCGCATCGGTAGCCCTAAACGAAATGCTGGTCCACACCGCGTCAGACATTGCCGAATCGAAGTGCAACGTCGGCGCAGGCATTCCGCTGTAAGCCTCGCGACCGTACACAAACAGTGTGAAGGCGGAGGATCGAACTGCAGCGATACCCGTCCACTTCTGGTTAAGATCACTGTCAAGGTCTTCACTGGCCAGGACGGTCCCGCTAGGAACAGTCAGAATGGCCAGTACGTAGTCTCCCGGTAGCAAACCGGTGGGAAGGCCGATGAACCCATCCGTGAGCGATCCAGTGTTGTGGAAGAAGTTCATTGCAGTCGTCGGCAGTCCGGCCAACTGAAGGCCCATCCGCCCCACGAGAGACGCTGTAAGCGCTCCACCCGCGTCGTTCCCGTTGGTCATCGTGACCGGGTCTGGTAGCGCGTCATCGAACGACTGAGCGATCTCAAACGACCCCTCGAGCATGTCGCTCATGTCCGATAGGTTTTCACCCGGCTTGCTCGCCTCGGTATCCGGCCGCTCACGCCAACCAACCGTCAGAGTAGGCGGAGCAAATACTGGTGCCGGACTATTCAGCGCATCATCAAGCGAAGTCATATGGCCAACTCCCGAGCAGTCATGGTGACCCCTTTCCTGAACCGGCTATTGAAGGGCACCGGATCGGAAAGGGAAAGAAGTTCTACCGGACGCAATCCCACACCGGGTGCCCAGTTGTTAACCACCGTATCTTGCTCGAGCTGGAGTTCATCCACATATAGAGAACCACCCGCCAGCACCGTGCTACCGGTAACGTAGATCAATGGCTTCACATATGCCGTTCCTGCTGGTGCCACACCGCCGACCGAATATTGCCGCCAGGCTGTATTAGCCACCGCACCAGAAGTGATCTCGCTGATTAGCGCTCCGGCTGAATCCAGCCACTGGATCTTAAACTCCAGCATAATGGACGTCTCCACCGTGCCATCGGGCTTGGTCCATCCCGAGAACTGGTAGGGCAACGCGGGAACGCCAGGAAAGCCGAACCAGTTCCGGTAAGGAGCGGTGAAGGTCAACGTCGGGAACGTCGCACCCGGAGCTCCAGACCAAAGCCACCGGAGCGAGCGTGTGGCACCGGTCCTGTGTACGTGTGCAACCGTGCCGTTAGATGACAACGTTCCCAGGCTAGCCGAAAAGTGTCGCGTATCTGCGTACAGGTTGGTAGTGCTAGATTGGTTCGGCAGGAGCATGTTCGGCATTGAGGGGTCAATAAGTGCCCAGGGCCCAGAACCCATTGCGCCTAACCAGTACTGCTCGATCAGTCGGTAGTTGTCGAGGTGCAGCGCATTCCACGCGAGCGAATACACTCGAGAACCACCGAGCATTGTAGACACGATGTGCTGACCCGCTGCTGTACCGAAGTCGAACGTGCGTCGATCAAATCCCTTATCCATGCCACCCCGAGGCCACGGAACCGTGACCAATGCTCCCGGTCTGCCGAAGTAGACATTCGGGTAGTTGCGGTCCGACCGAACCATGTCTACCTCCCAGATCCAGACCAAGCGGAGCGACGGTCGCCCTCTTTGGATGCCTTACTCACTGCCACCGGTTCTCCGGTGATCGCGTCAACTACGATCTCGGCGAATTCTTTGTCACCGATCGCAACCTTGTACGTCCGCGTTCCAATCGCCACCGCCGGTGTAGTCGCCGCTGTAGAGGCCCCCGATTTCGTCACAGAGCCACTGGGAACGGTTGCGCGTGCAACCCCCGCAACGGATCCGGCCAACACGGATGCGGGCTTCTCAGACCCGTCATTCAGACCTTGAGCAAAGTCATTCATGAATCGACGTGCCCGCAACAGGACGTATCCCTTACCGGACAGTGGTCCCTCCTCAGCCGGAGAACCGGGGAGGAATTTAGTTACTGCGTGTACAACAGATTGTGCCTTGTCGGCTACCGCACCGATCATTGAGGCTATGCCGTTGATAAAGCCTTGCACTAGCGCCTTACCTTTGCTGTACAGCAACGATCCTAGGTTACCCAGTGCACCAGCCGCCTTGCCGGGAAGTCCCCGGACTAGGGATACGATAGTACTGATACCGGCCGAGGCCGCACTCTTAGCGTTATTGAAGGCATTTCGAATCGTATTAATAATGATCTTGATACCGGCAATCGAGTTCTTGATCTGGTTAATCGCACTGGAGATAATGGATCGGATCGCACTCCAAATCGAGGATACCACTGACCTAACAGCATTCATCGCCGAACTAACCGCAGCACGCGCAGCGTTGAAGCCCGCCATGACCACAGCTTTATAGGCATTGATATACGCCCGGACAAAGTTGACGATCGCATTCCAGACCGACACTACTACCGATCTAATCGCATTCACTGCAGTTGAGATGGCGTTCTTGATGCCGTTCCAGATAGATTTGATCTGTCCCCAAAGAATCTGGGTAGCGATCTGGATAGCCTGCCACGTACGCTGAATCCAAGGCCAAGCCGTACCGGTAATCCATCCCACCGCAGCGGCGATAGCCGTTTTGATGGCTGCCCATACCGCCAGGACCACATTACGGAAGGTTTCACTGTTATGCCAGGCGTAGATGATTCCGGCAACAAGGGCCGCAATAAGTGCGATAGCAATGCCAAGCGGATTAGCATTCAGAGCCGCATTAAGAACCCATTGAGCCGCAGCCCAAGCCATTGTGGCTCCACGTACCACCAGCATAACGGCCTGAGCAGCAACAGTTGCAACACGGTTAGCCACGATAGCGGCGGTATTAGCCACCCAGGCAGCAACAGCCGCCCCGCCAGTAATCGCCGCATTAGCCGCCATAGCCACACGATTTGCAACAATGGCCGCAGTGTTAGCAATCCATCCAGCAGCGGCAGCCACAGCCTTGGAAGCAATTACCGCCTGAACTGCTCCGACCGCAGTAGCAGCAGCCGAATAGACCTTATACGCTCCAGCCAGCCCCACCACCGCTGCCGCAAGAGGACCGATCCACCCCATGTTCTGCGACAGCCATCCCGCTACGGACGCAAGAACAGGGGCTAGGGCATTGATCGCGGGAACCAGAAGACCAGAGATCTGACCTGCCAGCTGGCCAACACCTGGAGCCAAAGCCACAATTGCCGGAG